GGATATGTTGCGCTGCAGTTTGAGATCCTTCCCGCGCCGCCGGAAGAGATACCGGGACAGATGAGCATCGACCAGATGGGAAAAGAAACAGAAGAGGGCAGAAAGGATGAAGAAGAGAGTGAAAAAGAAGCTGACGCGGCAGCTGGAATTTACAGCGAAAGACCGGAAAGCGATACATAAGCGTGATAATGAAACCTGCGTCTTCTGCGCGGCCGGATATGAGCCGCCGGAAGACCCGGCCTACTGCCGGACGGCACTGCAGATCATGCATATCGTCCCGCGTTCTCAGCTGGGGATGGGAGTGGAGCAGAATGGAGTGCTTGGGTGCGTCTGGCACCATCAGATGCTCGATAACGGGAATCTTGATAACCGGAAGGAAATGATAAGGATGCTTGAAAAGCGGATGCGGCGGATGTATCCCGGATGGACGCGGGAAAAGGTCACATATCGGAAAGACAGCGTAAATGAAAAAAAGCATTTGTCTGCAGATTGGGGTGATGCCGGGAAAGAGATTGAAAAAGTACAGCCAGGCAGCAGGACGGTACCGCCGGAAGGATTTGTGTTTTGGGAAACAAAGGAGGAAGCACAGGATGTTACCAGTAAAAAAATTGAAACCGGGAGATAAGATTATGATTCGAGAAGCATGGGCACAGAAGGATGAAAACCAAAAGACTGCGCCGCAACGCCGGGCAACAGTGATCAAACAATACCCGCACCATGTTCTCGTCGAGAACGCGAAGGGAACCAGATGTTGCATCACAAATGCGGAGATTTATGGGACGGAGAAGAGAAAAGGAGTACAGGAGGCAGCAGGGATGCGCGATAGCAGCGGGAAAGAAGTGGACGTAAAAGAAAGTAAGCGGCGCTTACCTGCACTGGAATTTGGAAAGGAGCGGAGGAGATGAGGGGGACAGCATGTGCATATAAGATCTATAAGAGAGGGCGGTATATGGGAATATACCGGGCATCAGAAATTGAAACGCTCATAGGGCTGCCGAAAGCAAGGGTGAACCGCTATGCGCGGGAGCGGATGAAATGGCAGGGAATGTACCAGGTCGTGCTGGCAGGGGAGGCGAAACGCACATGAATCTGAAAGATGTGTTGGTCGTGATTCTGGCAGCAATCGTGACAGGAGCTTTACTTTGGACTTTATGCGGCAAAGCGGCGTGGTTTATCGGACACGATGATGGACAGGCGTATGAGAGGTACATGGAATCAATGATGGAAAACGGGATGTACCCGGATATCTACGGGTACGGATGGGGGCGATAATGAAAACATGGAAAGTGATACTGATTGTCACAGTTATGATGATATTGTATTTTATGCTTCTGTTCTGGTCAATCGCGAACTATGGGCTGGACGGCGGTGGGAACATGATGTTTATGAGATAGGAGATCTTGGAAAAAGATGGAACAAAAGAAAATGAGCAAGGCATATGCTGTAGATTTCGACGGGACGCTGTGTGAAAACAGGTGGCCGGAAATCGGGGAACCGAATCAGGAGCTGATCGGTTATCTGGTCGGACGCAGGCAGCAGGGAGATAAAGTAATCCTGTGGACCTGCCGGAGCGGGGAGCCGCTTCAGAAGGCAGTAGAGTGGTGTCAGGGACATGGTTTGAAATTTGACGCCGTGAATGAAAATCTTCCGGAAAGAATTGAATTTTTCGGAGGGGACTGCCGGAAGGTGGGAGCAGATGTCTATATAGATGATAGAGCGTGGAATCCGATAACAGGTGGAGATATATCAAACATGGCAGCAGGCGAACGAGGAACCTGTGAAGGATTGGAGACAACGGAGGAACTTGCAGGGTGGAAAAAACAAATGATGAGGACATTTATGGGAGGCGGAAGCTTATGAAAAAGATAAGAGCAATAGCGGTTGCGATGGCAATGACAGTATTTTTAAGCGGGTGCTACGATTATGGAAGGGACATTACCATAATTTGTCCGGTAATAAATTATATGGCTGTGGACGGTGGAGCGATTGTTATATACGAGATGGACGGGGAACGCAGGGAGAAAAAATTTTTAGAAAAAGATGTTTACGCCTGCGATGAATCCAGCCGGATCATTGCGGTAGGGAAGGTGTACGAGGATGGATCGAGGTCGTTGAGGTTGTACCTGTACCTTAGCGAGGAGGATTATGTGCAGTACACGAAAGATAGGTTTGATTTGGATTAAATGAGTATTTAGGCGAATAAGCCGGAAAGAGCAGAATGGAAAGAAAACCTGATATTTAAGTAAGCAAATGGATGAGAAAGAAGGTGGCACCGATGGATAAAAACATCCTAAACGACTACATAGATGCATGTGCGCTGGTCCAGGAGACAGAACGGGACATCCGGGCATTAAAGAAAAAGCGCAAGACAATCATCCAGACGAATGTAAGCGGGAGCAATCCGGATTTCCCGTACCAGCCGCAGCATTTCAAGATCGAAGGGACGACATTTACCTATGCAGACGACAGTGCGCTTCGGTGGGACGAAGGCTTGCTGGAGCGCCGGAAAGCGAACGCAGAGAAGATTAAGCTGAACGTGGAAGAGTGGATGCTGACGATCCCGGCGCGGATGCAGCGGATCATCCGATGGAAATTCCTCGAAGAGCTGACATGGGAGGAGGTGGCTGTGAAGATGGGGCGGAAGGCAACGGGGGATAGTGTGAGATTGGAATTTCAGAGATTTATGGCAGAAAAATAAAAGTTTGTTCACTTTGTTCGCATTGTTCGGTTTTAAAATGTTATAGTATAAACTGACAGTAGTGGATAAGCCACTACTTCCCCCACATACATCTTTGAGAAGCACTTGACTGTAGAAATGCGGTTGGGTGCTTTTTATGATACCATATTTGGTAATATAGATTTTTGCCGGTTTATGGTGTATGATGAAGAAAAATGTATTGTGTGGGAGGGATTAAAAGTGGATTTTTTAAAAAATATAAACTTGTTCTTCGATAAGTATGGGGTGACAATAGAGGGAATCGATGCCCTGATCGGCATAATTACTGTTGCGGGAGCCGCAATATTTGGATTTGTTAGAAGAAAAAAGAACAGAAAAAGAGAAGAAAAAGCTAAAATTATTATCAAAAATTCAGAACTTGAAAATTCCCAAGTAGCAGAAACGATTAATAATTACGGATTATCACATTCTGAGGTAAAAGAAGTGGCAAGAGACGTTGTTACTCAAGAGACTCTAAATAAGCCTAATGTATATATTCAGAAAGAAGAGCCTGTAGATGCGAAACTGGGAGATATTTGGTATAAAATAGAGGAATAAACATATAGTTCACTGATTTATTAACAAGTATGTTGAAGGAGCAGGATTAATCCCTGCTTCTTTTCTTTTCCAAAAAAAACAACAACGGACCCTTAGCTCAGCAGGTCAGATCATCCGGCTCATAACCGGTCGGTCGCAGGTTCGATTCCTGCATGGTCCACTGGCCAACGTGCCAACATTGGTTTCTCCTTGATCCTCCTAGCGGAATGCTGTGAAAGACCGTCGCAAGGTCTGAGAGGGTTTGTAACATCAAAACAAATGAATGAGAGGTGGTGAGGTTGCCGCGGAAAGCAGACGTAAGGGTAGAGCAAGCCCATGAAATGTACCAGCAGGGAGCAAAGCTGGTTGAAATTGCAAATCAACTTGGGTTGCCAGAGGGGACAATTCGGAGCTGGAAAAATAGACAGAAATGGGATTGTAACGTTGCAAACGGAAAAAAACGCAACGTTGCGAAGCAAAAGCGCGGCGGTCAGCCAGGAAACCACAATGCGGAGGGAGCTGGTGCACCGCTGAAAAATCATAATGCTGAGAAACATGGTCTTTTTCGGAAATATCTTCCGGAGGAGACTTTTTCTATTATCGCAGAAATGCCGGTCAATCCATTGGATGTGTTATGGGATCAGATACAGATTGCGTATGCAGCGATCATCCGGGCACAGCAGATCATGTATGTGCGGGACCAGACGGACAAGACGCGGGAAATGGTAAGTAATTCGGTAAATGGGGAATCGTGGAAAACGCAGCAGGCATGGGACAAGCAGGCAGACTTTTTAAAATCGCAAGCAAGGGCGCAGAGCGAGTTGCGATGCATGATAAAGCAGTATGATGAAATGTTGCATAAAAACTGGGAACTGGCAACAGACGAACAGAAAGCGAGGATTGAACAGATCCGATCCCAAACAGCTGTACAGGACGAGAAAAGGAACCGCGGTAGTGATGCGGCAGCTGCCATTGTGGAGAATATGCAGACATTGGCGGACATCTTAAGAAATCCGCAGCCGAACCGAAACATTGAAGACTACGAGGAGTGACAACATGATTTTGTGTTACGACGAGAAGACGAAAAAAGCGATTGAGAAAACTGGAATGATGGTAATTGAATTTAAGCGGATGGTTTACAGAATGTCGAATACTATGGAGACAATCAAAAAAATGGTTAAAACAGCCGCGAAGGCTCTTAACGATATTTTTGAGAAGACTAAGGGAGTGCTGAATCATTTTTCAGAGGCATTCTGGGAAACTCTTGAGGAATATGCGGGAATCCAGAAAAGAAGATGGAGGCTCGTGCGCGCGTTGGATAAGCTTTGTAATGGTGTGAATACGAAACCAGCAGCTCACATACAGCCTGCATACCATTGCCGTAGCAACTGCTGAGGAGTGATGTGAATGAATAAACCAGCGCCGTTCTCTGCTCGGCAAATGGAATATTTCAGACGGTGTTTCGATAACTGGTTTAACGTTGCAGAAGGTGGCAAGCGTGGTGGTAAGAATGTGCTGCAGGTTATGGCGTTTTGTACGCTTTTGGAAAACCACAAAAACAAGATCCATCTGGTTGCGGGCGTTTCAGTGGCAACCGCAAAGCTTAATATTCTGGACTGTGACGGATATGGTCTGCTGAATTATTTCGAGGGGCGCTGCCGTGAGGGAAAATATAAGGACCGTGACTGCGTGTATATCCAGACGAAAGCGGGAGAGAAGGTTGTTCTGGTATCCGGTGGCGGGAAAGATGGGGATGAGAAGCTGATCAAAGGCAATACCTACGGGATGGCTTACATCACGGAAGCAAACGAATGCCATCCGAAATTCCTTCGGGAAGCATTTGACAGAACACTTTCCAGTTCCGACAGAAAAGTATTCCACGACCTGAATCCAAAAGAAGAGGGACATTGGTATTATACGGATATCCTGGACTTTCATGAAGAAAAAAAGCTGCAGAATCCGGAATATGGTTATAATTATGGGCATTTTACGATCGCGGATAATTACAGCATATCCGGCAGCAGGCTACGGGATGTCCTGGCAACATACCACAAGGGGACAGTCTGGTACGAGAGAGACATATTGGGAAAACGAAAAGTAGCGGAGGGAATCATCTTCCGCTATTTTGCTGATTGTTCGGATCCATATCTCTTTACAGATGCACAGCTACAGGAATGGTTTGAAGTTCGCATCAAGCAAGCGCAGCGAGCAGGAAAAAAGAAATGGTTGGATCGCATTACGATCGGCATTGACTTTGGCGGGAATGGATCGAAAACCACTTTTGTCATGGTGGGTTGGCTGAACGGATACCGGAACCTGTTTGTACTGGAAGAAGATTCCCTGCCGGTTACCGAAGAGGTTGACAGTAAGCGGATTTGTGATAAGTTCGTTGAATTTTACCGCATGGTGATCGGGCAATACGGAGATGTTGACTGGATATTCCCCGACAGTGCCAGTACAACAATGATTAACAGCCTGCGAAATGCAGCGAAGTCCGCAGGATTGCCGTGGCGCAGCATCAGCGGATGTCGGAAAAACCCGATCACAGAGCGACCGAAGACTGTTGATATGCTGTTTTCAATGGGACGGCTTATGATCAGTCGGCGATGCACAAGCGTAATCGGAGCGATCAGCCGTCTACGGTGGGATCCGGATCACCCTGACCAGCCAGAAGATAAAAATATTGCCAACTGCAATGACTGGTGGGACGCCTTTTGTTATTGCTGGTTGGATTTTGTAGAGTATGTAGACCTTGGGAGGTGAGGACAGTGGAAAACTGTGTGACAGATTATCTTTTAAAGCGCGGATACCGAGTGAATACGACTGCGCTTGAGCTGATCCATGCGTGCGACGATTGGTATGCGAATCGGAAGATTCCAGAGTTCCACCACCGGAACACAGTCCAGAATGTACCGTATGACCTGAAACAGTTAAACCTTGCGAAGCGGTGTTGCAGCGATGATGCGAACCTGTGCGAAATCCTGGATGTGAATGCAGGAAGCACGGAACAGCAGAAAGATTTTGTAAATGCAATATTGGCGGACAGCGAGTTCCAGACACAGTACAGGAAGCAACTGGAAAAGGTATCCGCGGATGGAACGGCAGCGTGTTATGTACGCCTGGATGATGCAACGATCATGAAAAGTGGCAGGGTGCTGGGTGGGCGCATTCGGCTGAACTATGTGGAAGCAGAAAGCTACATTCCGCTGACCGTCGAAAATGATGTCGTGACAGAAGCGGCTTTTTCCGGGACCGGACTGGAAAAAGGGAAAAAACAGACAACTCTGGTGATCTTCACGAAAGACCGGGCAGAAAACTATACCGCGGAGACAGCTGTGTTTGACGAGTATGGAGCGAAGATAGAAGATAAGTCCATCGTGTTACGTTTGGGGGATATGAAACCGTTCGCGGTATTGCAGAATGCAGAGGTCAACAACCTTGACGATATGGTTGGGTATGGACTGCCGAAGCTTCACAATGCGATTCCAGCGCTGGAAGTTGTGGAACTGGCATTTAATGTACTGTACGGAGATCTGGACAAGGCGGATAAGCTGATACTCATCAACGAGATGCTGTGTCAGTTTGATGGCAGCGGTAAGCCGATCACCCCGAACGAGCAGGCAAAGAAGCTGTTTGTGCTGTTGGGCGAAAGGCTTCCCACACAAAAGGAGCTGATTCAGGAATATAATCCGGAAATTCGGACGGAGCAGATCACGAAGGCGTTGGAACTTGCACTTTCGTTGCTGTCGTTGATGTTTGGATACGGTACAAAGAAATACAGTTTCGAAGGTGGACAGATCAAGACCGCAACGGAATATTTTGGAGAACGTCAGGATTCCATGCAGGAGCTGAACCGGCAGCGGCAGGCTGCAAAACGGTACATACGGGACATCGTAAAAGCCGTCCTGTGGTTTGCCAATACATTTCAGGGCGGCAGCTGGGATCTTGGAGCAGATGTGAGTGTGGAATTTGATGATTCCTATATCACAGACAAGGACGCTGAGATGGAGCAGATGCGATCCGATGCGGTGAGCTTTTCCGATATCCCCATTTTCAGGATACGGTATGTGATGGCTCGCCTGAACTGCGACGAAGAGCAGGCAAGACAGTACATTGCAGAGGGGCAGCAGGATCCGGATCTGGGTGATGAGACAGATGACTGAAAGGTGGTGCCGCAATGCTGAGTGATGAACAGCTGGATGTCCTATCTGGCGCGTTGGTGCCGCTTTACCAGCATCTGGAAAGCTGGGTAATCGCAGACGTGGCACGGCGCATCCGTGATACGCTGAAATACACCAGAACAGCAGAGCTGGAAGTGAAAGCGCTGCAGGCATTGGGATACAGCCCGGCACAGATTCGGGCGCGTGTTATGAAGCTACTGCGGGCAGATAAAGAATACCAGAAGCAGGTGGAAGAAAACACGCTGCAGTATAAACGGGAAGTGGCGGAGCTGCTGAAACAGATCGATGGGCAAGCAGCGATTGCAGAAAAAGATATCATGGAAACTGCTGCATCTATGGCATGGGAGAATGATCTCAGTCTGTGGGACGCTGCGGGGGCTGACCTGAAAGAAAATAAAGAGCTGTCACAGATCACGAAGGCGATGCAGCGGCAGACGCAAGGCGAGCTGCAGAACATTACTAGGACAACAGGGTTTCGTAC